GCAACGGTTTAATTCCGAGATCGAATCCCTCAAAGTCGCTGACGAGCGTTCTAACTGGTCAGGCTCTGCACTGCGTGTGCGCGTCGCTGTTTAAGGTAACCTATGTCCGTTGAAACCGCACCCTATATCAACTCGCTCAATACTGCTCTCCCTGCGTCTAACGACCCAAAGAGCGAAGGCGATGACCATTTGCGGGTGATTAAATCCGCTGTCAAGGCGACATTCCCCAACATCACGGGCGCGGTTACGGTCACTCAGACAGATCTCAACACAGTCCCCAACCTTGCCCCAAAAGCCTCCCCGGTGTTCACGGGTAACCCTACGGGCCCAACTGCATCAGCTACTGACAACACCACAACCCTTGCCACTACGGCGATGGTTCAGGCGGCTCTTATCGCCTCTACGGGCATCGGCGGTCAGCTCCCTGGTCAATCGGGCAATGCAAACAAGTTCCTGAAAACGAACGGCTCGGTAGCTAGCTGGTCGGACGATTCCCGCATCAAACTAGCACCTCTCGCAGGTGGCACGCTCACAGACCCTTACTCACACTACACGATTGCAGCCAACGCATCGTACACCCTCCCTGACATAACGGGAACAGATTCATTTGGCTTAATCTATCCCTCCAACTCCACGGCAGTCCCCACAACGGTGACAACCTCTGATGGATGGTCAGTGGCTACGGGTGCGACTGCGGGTGCTCTTAGGATAGTTCCTCCCTTGTCCACAGTTACCGCTCACGGGATATGGGGTTCGGGTGTCTCGATGACCCCTCCCGCGCTTGCGTCAATAACGGTATCGGGTAACGGCGTACTCGGCACAGCCCAGCTTGACACTAACCTGGTCGTAGTCATTCATCGGACTGCGGGTCAGGTTTACGCGGTTGCGATCAACACCCTGACAAACACGGCAGGCGCTCCGGTTGCGATGATGGCCTACAACAACGCCACAGGCTTTGGGGTGTGGGCTGATAGCACGACCTCGTTTGTGGTGGCTTGTAACACGGCGGCAGGTAACTCAAGTTTTCAGGCTGGCTCAGTTTCAGGCACGACGATTTCCCTTGGTACTGCGGTTGGATTGGGTAACGGTTTAGTCAACACAATCAAGCTAAACAATGGCTTGTATGTCGCCAATACAAGCCAGAACACAGGCTTATTTGCCCTCACGGTTTCGGGCACGACCATCACGGCGGGAACTGCGGTTGCTGCTGGCGCTGCTGGTAACGCGGTCGGATGGTCATACATCGCCCGTTCATCCAACACCGAATTTTTGCTGGCTGTTTTGGCTACGGGTGGTGGGGCAAACGCGCGCGCCCTATCCGTCTGCATCGGCTCAGTATCAGGCACCACGATCACGCTTAATGCCACTTCGGTGGGCACAAACATCGAGGCCAATGCGGGCTTAAACGTTGTCGCGGCTTATGATGATGGCGTGTCTTACATCGCTGTCTGTATCAACGGAACAACAGGCACATCGGGCGATTTTTACGGCATCTCGGTCTCAGGCACGACTGCAACTCTAGGCACGGTCACAACCCGCACAACCGACCTCCCTGCGGCTTATGACAAGTCCCGCTATATCTACAACCCCGCCAAGCCGCTGATTAAATACAACAGCACGACGATGCTTTTCGGGCATCGGATTACAGGTATTTACGCTGTCACGATCTCGGGCACAACCCTGACGTTTGGCGCGGCTTATCAACCCTACGGCGCAGTAGTGGCCAACTTCGTAACCGACTTCACGGGCACGAATATCTACTCCATCGGCTCGGCGGCGTTTGATAAATTGACCGTCACGGGCACAACGGTAAGCTCATCCTTCCAGGTGGCCGCTGTGCCAACTTTGATAATGTCCGACACGCTCACAGACGCGGCAGTCAACTACGGCGGCACTTGGTATACCTGGGCGCTGCCTACCATGCTCACCGCGCTTACGTCGAATAAATGGCTACGCTCCACGGGCGCAACTAACCTCACCATGTCAGGGCCAATCGCATGATTTATCCAGTCGGTTACATTGACCCCCGCGAGATAGCCAAAGCTGCTCGCACGGACGCAGTCTCTCGGATTACGGTGACAACCTCCGCAGGGCACACGTTTGACGGCGATGAGACCTCACAAACCCGCATGGCTCGGGCGATCATTGCTCTGCAAGCCACCGGGACACCGAATGTTAATTGGGTGCTGGCTGACAACTCTGTGATTCAGGCAACTCCGAATGAACTCGCCGAAGCCCTGGCGCTGTCCGGCGCGGCTCAAGCGGCTATTTGGGTGATTTAATGCGGGCGAAAATTGAAAACTGCGGCAGCGGGATAAACAGCGACCTCACCCCCGAGGAAATAGGGCCGGGGTTTTGGAATATCTCGCAGAATATGCGCTTCGCTGACGGGTACGCTACCCGATTCAGGGGGATGGCGCAGGTTTTCAACACGCCATCTGTCACTCCATACTTCCTAACCCCCTACGCGACAACCACAGCTAGATACTGGATACACGCCGGGACTAATGCGGTTTACGCTGATGACGGCACAACCCGCACCAATATCACAGGCACAGCGCCCACCGGGGGTGTTGATAACCGTTGGTCAGGCGGGTCGATTAACGGGGTTTTGATTCTCAATAACGGGGTGGACAACCCGACATATTGGGCGGGGACGGGTACTCTGGCAACCATCCCTGGCTGGACGGCCACCTGGAAAGCGGCTGTTCTTCGCCCTTTCAAAAACTTTATCGTTGCGTTAAACATAACCAAAAGCACGACCAATTATCCCCACATGGTTAAATGGTCAACCACGCTAAACCCTGGCTCGATTACGGCTGCGGGTGATTGGGACGAAACGAACCCGGCCAAAGACGCGGGTGAACAAGACCTGGCGGAAACCCCTGATTTGCTGGTGGACTGTCTGCCAATGGGCGACCTGAACATCGTCTACAAAGAGCGCTCAATGTACGCCATGAGCTATGTCGGTGCGCCTTATATCTTTAGGTTCCAAAGGCTCCCGGGTGATGTAGGGATGTTGGCTCCCGGTTGTGGTGTGAACACTCCAGCGGGTCATGTTGTGTTGGCTGCGGGTGATGTGATCGTGCATAACGGTCAAGGCGCTCAGTCAATCGCAAACGCAGTCATTCGGGATTACATATTCAAAAACATTGATTCGACCAATTACAAGCGCTCGTTTGTTACCGCGAATCCACAAAGGAACGAAGTTTGGGTGTGTTTCCCCTATGGGGTATCAAGCACTTGTAATACCGCTTGTGTTTGGAATTGGGTCAGCAAAACCTGGTCTATCCGTACGCTGTCAAACGTGACTTATGGGGCGTTCGGTCAATTTAATATCTCGTCCACAAACACATGGGCGGCAGATACTCAGACCTGGAACTCAGACGCGACCTCATGGAACGAAAACGAGTATTCCCCGGCTGAAGCTCGTTTGCTTATGTCTCACTCCACTCCTTTAATTAGCCTGGCTGACACTGGCACAACAGATTTCGGCTCACTGATAAACGCCACCCTGGAGCGGTCAGGGATGCACATGGACGACCCCTATAGTATGAAGGTTTGCCGCGGGATATTTCCGAGGATTGACGGACAAACCGGGGGGACTATCACAGTGGAAATAGGCGGCTCGATGGTGGCTGATGCGCCACCTACCTGGTCGGCTCCAGTGACATTCAGGATTGGCGTCGATCAGAAAATAGATAGCTTTGCATCGGGTAGGTATCTCTCCGTGAGATTCACCAACGCCGATTATTCACCCTGGCGAATCCGATCGTTTGATATTGACTATGTTGTCAACGGGGCATACTAATGGCGCGATATACACCTGCAATCGTAAATAATCCCCCGGTTGATAACGAATTGGGTAAAATCGCGCAAGCCTTGGACACGGCAGACGCGCAGCTCAATTTAGATATGCTGTACGCGCCACCCAAAAAGTTCCGTGAAGGCACGATTGTATTAGCCGATGGAACTTCATGGAGTCCGTCAGGTTTAGGCCGGGGGTTTTACGGTTATTACAGTGGTGCATGGAATAAATTGGGGTAAATTATGAGTCTAGGTTTTACACCGTTAGATCAAAACACGGTCAACAGCGGCCAACAATGGCTCATGGGTCAAGGCCTCGGCAAGATGGGGCCAAATGGCTTTCAGTACA